GATAGATTTATGTAAACCACACTCTACCCCCAGTTCTTTAAGTAACTGGAGATACCGACGTGCTACACGGTGGTTGGCTATAACAATATCATCTCCTAAGATTGCATAATCTTTAAAGAGACGAAATATTGGAAAACCAACCTCCCACGCTGCAACCTGTACGATAAAATGATGGATAAGTGCTAACATCGCCCATGAGGATAAAGCTCCCATAGGTTGACCAACTGCATACTTAACGTCTGCAGTGATCTCATATTTATCGGAATGAATCCGATAAACGCGATTGGTTAGCAGTGCTGCTCACTTGTTACCAAAATTTGGTATCTCTTTCACAAGATGATTCAAAAATTGGGCCTGTAATCTAACAGGTAAACGATCAGTAGCAGCACTTAGATCTAAGCTATATAAACCCTTAACTTGAGTTTTACTCAATAGCCTCTTTATAGGCCGTAGCTGATCAAAAGTTCCATCCATAAGAATTCTTCTTAATAAAAAGAATAATAACTTATGTAATGGAGCTAATAATCATTGCGTAAAAGGGTCGACCATAGCAAAGACACGGACTTTTCCAGCTGCCTCTTCTTTTAGAGCTAATTTCCCGAGAGGAATTTGAGTAGGTTTGGTATTTAGTTTGAATACCTTATTACATCATTCCAACACGGGACCATATCGCTCGCCAGAGGACCTTACCTTTAAACCTTTGTGATATTTTAAATAATCACCGAGTTCACTAAACTTAAATCATTTAATGAATTCGAGTATAAGGTTATAAAGGTCTGAGGACATTAGAGCTCGTGCTGCTCCTATTAAGGAGATAACATGAGTTGATCATAATGACCCCGTTCTGCTCTTTCTATCTCGATTAGTCACCTTAAAAGGTGAGTACAAGATAGAACTAGTGAAAGGAGAACTCCGGAAGATAGGAAATACTCGCTTTCTTGAGATCATAAACTCTAAAGGTTTGAAATCTTTCAAACCCCGAGTTATATGAGAAACGAATATATCCATATAATACTCGAAACGATTTTCATCGTATAGTTTCCCAGGATTAGTGATTGTTTCCAATTTAACTTTTCCCGGAAAGACTAACACTCTATATATATAAAATATAGATAGGTAGTACTTCATTATAAAGTAACAACCTGGTCGTCGATTAATCATTAATAGACGATGTGTTCGAGGTATTATGCGAGGTAGCCCCTTACCAGTCCGAGATACTCGAGGACCGATAAGGGACATATTATCAATACGGTAATCCGCCAACGATTGCTGAAGAGCAATCGAACAGGATTTTAGGAATAAGGTTAAACCCTTAATTCCTTGATCCTTATAAAGTTTATTTAACTTTATGGCTA